ACAGTTCCATTATCAGAACGAGTGTGGTAATGACCAGAAAATACCTTTTTGAAGTTTGTAAAAAGATTTGCTTCCAGTCCATGTTCCATAATGATTTGACGGTTTACTCGGAAACCTTGAAACTCAAGATGACCCATCGCAACTTTTGCTTTGGTTTTTTTAATCATCTTTAGAGATTGCTCCTCATTTTCCATACAAATCCATGGAAGAAGAAGAACGTCAAGATTTCCAACTTTGATTTCTGTAGGAGAAGAATATGTACGAATGTTTGGATAATCCTTTAGCAGAAGTTGAGGAGAGTTTGTATTATTTGTATTCTTGTAATAACTATCATGATTACCAACAATCATATGAACCACATAGTTCTTAAGAGGTTCAAATACAACTCTTTTAGCCCACTCTAAACTTTGATAATCAATTGATTTGCGACTATCAAAAGCATCCCCCATATGAATGACTGTATCAATCCCGTACTGTTCCAGCGTCGGGAAAAACACATTCTTATAGAAGAGTTCAAAATAGTCATGAAAGAGTTTTGAACCTTTCCGGGCGCCATAATGAGTATCACAAATCAAACCCACCTTCACTTTTGTTGCCTCCTACTATTTTCTTTTGCTGTTTTCATAAGGTGCTCATCGTGAGTAATGATTTGAAGATTATCTGGATGATGTAATCCACCCTCAAATAAAGGAACGATATGATCTACATCATACTGCACATCATTAGTAAAAGTCAAGTGTTGTGCTTGCTGATATATGTTCTGAATTTGTCGAAGTTCTTCTTCAGTAATTTCTATTGGTATTCCTTGTTTTAATCTAGCAAATCTTCTTCTTTGTTTTTCACAATTTACTGCTTTTCCTCTTTCACTTTTAGAATATTTTCTTTTAATTGAATTTACCAACTCTCTATTATCTTCACAATATTTTTGTTTTTTCTCCTTCGTCCTATAAGGTTTCATCAACTCTTGATTATTTAATTTTTCTAATCCAATCCTTTTTAAACATGGAGAACAACTTGAATTGGAAACATATTTTTCATAACTACCACAGTGCTTACATGACTTATTTCCGATATAAGTTTTTTCACCTTTTTCAATTGCCTCTTCACGAGCAGCACTTTTTTGAGTATATCCTTTTGCCTCTGCCCTTTCTTTATTCCTTTTTAAATTTTCCGCCATTACCAGTTTTCTTTCTTCTGGTGTATATTTTGGTTTAGTCATTCTCTTTCTAACTCCAAAATAATAATAATATTTATAACACTTTGGAGTTAGAAAGAGTATTAATACCTCAACTTACTATGAATATTATCTTTTATTGAGTTGTAGTCGCTATAGTTCGCCCCGTCAATAAAGTTGTCATCTCCAAACACTTCGGAGTATCCAGAGCGTTCAAGAATTTTATTTTTGATTTCAAGTTGCTTCTTTTCTTTACTAATACGACGAATAAAAGCGTAGTGAATAATTTGCGTGAAGTACGCAAAAGGATTTTGTGACTTCTCTGGATTAAAATTATGAATATACTGAACGCAGTTTTCAATACCATCAGAGATCATATCTTCTTTGAACATATAGTTCACGAAGTTTGGTTTGAAAGAAAGATGATTAGCAATCTTTAGGAAGCACTCTCCAATGTAGCGAGGGATGGGAGGTTTTGTATCCCAGGTTGTTGCACGATCTTCTTTTGTTAGTTCTCTGCCAAACTTTTTAATAAAGGTTATCTCAACATCCTCACGATACTTAATAATAGCGGCAAGAAACTCTTTATTGTTGACGTAATGCTCTGACCTTTTTCTTTTGGTCATGACTGCTGTTGATATCATAAGTTTTTATCATTATTATGTATAAATTATACCACTTATACAAATACTTGACAAGGTATTCAAATACCTGTACAATTACCTTTGTGGAGGTTGAAAAGATTATCCTTAACTATTTTTATAAAGCTTTTCTAATATCTCTTTAGCATCATTAACGTTAGCAATATATCCCATTCTACGATTAATTTTTGATTCATTCGTACCGTCTTTATTGGACTGACGAACATATGACTGGTACATCATAATCATTTCAATATCAGATGATTCTGAAATAGTAAGAACATCGTCTAAGTTAATAATAAACATATCATCTTTTGTTGTTTTTAACCAAGGCTCAACTTTATATCCAACAACACCCATTCTTCTTTTAATCTCTGCAACAATTATCGGATTTGAAACAATCAATATTGTTCTATCTTCTTCTTCTGAAGCTGCTACTTTTGCGAATATTTCTTCGCCAGTCTTTAGTTTAAGTGTTGCGTAAAAATCATCTTCAATCATTTCTTCTTTAGTTGTATAGTGATAATTTCGTAATTAAAATTCTCTTCATTATAAATTTTAATTCTTTCAATTAGGTGATTTAAAGTATAATTTTTTCTAGAGTTATATGTGCAGTCATCAGAAATATCATAAAGAACTGCTTTTGTTTTATTTTTTCCCTTTCTTAAAACTCTTCCAATACTTTGAAGATTTCGGATTCTTGATTTGCTTGGAGATGCAAAGATTACGTTATGTAAGTTTTTAATATTAATTCCCGTACTAAAAGTACCATAAGAAGCAACAATGATTGCATTGTTTTCTCTTTCTGTAATTTCTCTAACCAATTCTCTTTCTTCAGTATCAACTCCACCATGAATAAAAAATACTTTGCGATCACCTCGCTTGGTATTATTTATCTTCTCATATAGAACTGCTCCATGTGCTTCTACTCTTGAAAATAAAACAAGAGTATTACCTTTCAAATCTAAAGAAAGATTTGTGATAAATTTGTTTCTTTGCTCATGAGAAATTAAATATCGAATTTCATCTTCATATGTTTCAAATTTTTGTGGAGAATGTTTTAGAACAAGACATCGAATATCAAGTTGAGAAATGTGTCCCTGCTGCATTAATTCATAAGTTCTTGTAACCTTATATGAAGGCCCAAAGAGACCTTCTAAAACCCATTTGTGAGTTTGAGTTCCATCTAAGGTTCCAGTAAATCCAAAACGATATTTTGCATGATGAAGTTTAGTCATAATCTCAATCAGAGATTTGCTTTTAAATAGATGAGCTTCATCTCCAATAACTACACCATAATCTTCAAAGAATGAGCGTTCTAATTTATAAATAGACTGCCAAGTGGTTATCGTAACTGAATATTCGTTTGTTTTTTCTCTGCCAGAATATATGCGGTGACAATATGATTCGGCATCCCAACCATAATCTTGGAAATCCTTGTACATCTGCTCTACAAGAGATGTCGTTGGAACAACTAGAAGAATTTTTTGTCCTTTATCTACATAATACTTTACAAGGGAGTAAATCATCAAGGATTTACCTGAGGCTGTGGGTGATATCAATAATTTTCTATTATGTTTTAGAGCATCGTATACTCCTTCCACTTGATATTCCCGTGGAGAATGAGAACAAATAGATTTCATATAATCTTTAACACCCTCATATGAAATACCCTCATTGACTTCAAAGGGTAATCCATAGAATTTATTTTCTCTAAACTCATATGTATAACCATGCAGAGTTAATTTATCGATTACCTTATCAAGTAATCCTGCATAAATTTCTCCAGTGTGAGTGCTTAAAAGTCGAATTTTGCCATCCCAATGTCTGCTTCTATATTGGGACATAAATTTTGCAGATTCAACTTCAAATGTAAAATACGGTTGAAGTTCATAGAGTATATGAGATTCGCAGTATAGTTTAATGTAAACCTCATTTTTCTTTTCAATAATTACGTCACTCATAGCATCATAATTGCTATGAGTATTTATTTACCCTAAACCAGCGTTAAATCTCATAAATTCAATGGCATTTTTAATTTGATATGTTCTATTTTGAATCATTTTGAGAATGCTTTCAATATAAACAAGCATGGTGTCATAGTAATCAATCTTTAAACATACAGTAGAAAGTTTTTCGTCAGCATCAAGATACTTTTGCATTGTATCTTTATCTCTAATTTTTTTGGGAAAAGGATTTTCTACATAAATATCTGGATCTGCTTTTCCCGAGTAGTATTCATATCTTTCGTGTCTTATATTTCTTTTTTGCTGCTCTGCTTTTTTTCGAAGAAGAAATATTGTATTATATAAGTCAAAATATTTTGCATGAAGAATAGGAATATTTGTAGACTCTGTATGAAGATTATCCATATCAATTTTAGAGTCTTGCTCCCACATTTTTTGAATTGTATCAAGATCAACTATCATAAAGGATTGCCAGAAAGATCTACTATATTATAAACAGTATACTTGAAACTTACATCTGCTGTAAAGTATTGAATATCTGTTGCAGTTGCATCAAAAGAAAGCGTAGATAATGAATATGGAAATAAATCTTTAAAAAAAACTTGAAAATTTGGAATAGATGAACTTGTCAATACTTGAAGAGTGCCATCGGAGTATATATTATGATTTGACCGAAAGTAAGTATTCTGTAAGATACCTCTTTTTTCTAGTTCATCAAATTCTTCAAGTCTTTCTGGATATCCAAGTCCACGTATCCAATTTTGAATTTCCATGTAATTTTCAAGATTTTCATCAACAAGAAATCTCAAATTAAAATCTCCAAATACTATTTTATCTCCCGGAATATCAATATCTTTTAAGTAAGTTGGTTGTTCTGCAATACCCAAATTTAATTCTGGTATGTTTGCCTCATTACAGAAAAATGCAACTTTTGGTGTTCTTGTTAGAGTAAATTTAAAACCTGTTGGGGAAAGAAAATTTCTATTCTCTATTTGGCCTTTAGTCATTGTACTTTTTTAGTTATTTAGATAACTCTTTCCCATCTGCTACCAGGACCATTATATTTTATAGACCTACTTATGCTACTTTCCAACACTCCAGTATCTTTTCTTGCTTCTTTCATAGAAGTATAAATTTTTCCAGTTTTTTTATCTTTAACTGACACAATTCTGGATTGTCTTGTTGCTTCTTTTACGTGCTCTGGGCATGAGCGACCAAGAGTTCCTCCATCTCCACCTAAAGTAGCATTATAATGTGGTTTTAGTTTATCTATCCAATAAATCTCTCTTTCTCCTCTTTTTTCTTTATCACACTCTTCCAATATCTCCCATACAAATCCAGTCCTTCCATATTTTCGTAAAGCATTGGGAAATGGTAAATTTGAACTAGAATTATTCGCATAATGTATATGACATGCAATTCTTTTACTCAATTTATTGTATAATGTCTGTCCAATATAAAATTTTCCATTTTGTCTATTCGTCGCTTTATAAATGTACGCCATATTAAATAGGTTTTTAACACTAATATTTATAAAAAAAGGACCCTTTCGGGCCCCCTTGGAATTTAATGTTAATAATCTTCACATTAAATTTTTGACCGCCACGCGACGATAATAACGGTTAGCGTTAACAGTAAGAGCGCCGAGACCCTGAGTTTTGCCTTCGGCAAATGGGTTAGCAACAAGACCATAACGAGTCTTGAAGCCAATCTTGGGCTGGAAGCTGTTCTCACCAACGGCACGTACCATTTGGAGAGGAACATATGGACAATAGAAGAGACCAGCATCATATGGGCTGGAACCCTTATAACCAACAACATAGTACTGGTTACCGGGAGTTGCATTACCTGAGGTTAGGTTAGCAGCATATGGGTCAATATAGACTCTGAATTTGCCCATCAGAGTACCAGCAAAGGTGTTGCCAGTATCATCTACGGTTAGGTTTGCGTTCAGTGCAGGAGTGTAATCAAGAACACCAGCCATGGTCAGTGCTGAAGCAACATCAGCAGAGCACATGATGATGTTGCCCTTCCCGCGACGAGTTCTCTGAGCGATTGCGTTCGCATCTCTTTCGATTTGGAACAGCAGACCCTTGAACTTCTCAACTGACCAACGACCGTTGGAGTCAACATCGAGGTCAAAGATACCTGGAGTTGCAACGTTTTGTGCAGCACCCTGTTCAGCAACCTTGTAGATGGTTCTGATGACTTCGCGGTTAATCTCAGCAAGAATCTCAGTTGAGAGAATGTTTGCGAGTTCCGCTTCAGCATTCCCACCATGAATTGCCTTCAGGTCTTGAGCAAGCTCAAGGCTGTATTCTGCTTTCAGAGCACGGCTCTTAGCAGTAACAGTGACTTTCTCGATCGAGAATGCCATCTGGTTGAATGCAGATCCTGCATCACCATCAAGATTTTCGGCCTCTTGGGTATACATACCCTGACCGACGTTGTATCCAGCAGAACCAGTTGAAGTGCCGGCACCAGTTGGATTTAGAATTCCTGGGTTTGATCCATACTGGGTTGTTGTACCCATACCAGCAGCAACATCACTAAATGCAGTATTTCCAAGACCTGCATTTTGACCAGAGAATACGGTATTTACTTCATCATAGAAGGTTTCAGTACCACTCTGGTTGGTATAACGTGAACGCATTGCGAAGATGAGTCCAGTAGGACCACTCATTGGTTGAACGCCAGCGAGGTCATATGCGACCAGGTTAGGCATTGAACGACGAATAAGTGAGATCAGAACTGGATCGAAACCAGCAGTAGGACCACCAGCAGCAGCACCGCCACCAAATCCAGCTGCGCTAACAGTTGAACCAGTAGCATTGGTTGGTGCTTCCATCAGGTTGCCAATGCCACCTGAATTGAATGCTGACTCTTCTCTTAAGAATTTTTCTTGGTTTTCGAGCAGGACAGCGGTTACAGCTCTACGATGAGAATCTCTGATTGGATCAAGACCCTGATAGTCTAATAGAGGTGCCCACTTTGCTTTTTTACCTTTTTACTAAAGTGCGTTTTTGTGTTTGAATTATATTAAATTCAATTATTTGCCGAATGCTGAAAGCGTTCTGAGATATGCAGCCATTGAATCCGTATATGTTTCGGATGCAACATCAGCACCTTCAGAAAGAGTTTCAGTTTTAGCAGAAGGAGAAACTACTCTTGAAGGAAAATATGATTCCTTCAAAGTCTCCAGTTTTTCACGATATTCTTCTTCACTTTCAAACTCAACACTTTCGGCAAGTGAAGCGAGCTTGTCTCTCTGAGTGTCTGCAAGACCTACAGCGACTTGTTCAAAGATTCCAACCGCAACTGACTCTGCGAGACGCTTGTGGAGGGAAACGTTCTTCTCAATTTGCTCGTTGAGTTTTGTCTCCATTTCATCAAGTTTTTCTACCATGCTCTCAAGTACATCATATTTTTCTTCAGGGATTGATACATAATGTTCTTCAAAAAGACCCTTCATTCCAGCAAGGAATGATTCGGTCATTTCGGTCTTAAGACCTTGCTCAATGGTAAGTGCATTCTCTTCGAACCACTCACCAGATACATACTCAAGGTATGCGTCTACACGCTCTGCAAGTTCAGTCTTAATTTCTTCGACTTCCTCCGCAAGAGCAGCAGCATACTGCTCTTCAAGTGCTTCCTTGATTTCAACAACCTTGGAATGAATAGCAGATTCGAAAATGGTTCTTGCTTTCTCTTGGAACTCTTCGGAGAGTTCTTCTCCAGCAAGAAGAGCGTTTACATCTTCTTCAATATTATACTCTTCTTCCACTTCTTCCTCATCTTCATCTTCATCTTCTTCCTCATCTTCATCTTCATCTTCATCACCAGCACTTTTATCTTCTTTTTTCTCTTTCTTTGCTTCTACAATCTCTTCTTCATCTTCATCAATTTCTTCTTCAATCATATCTTCATCTTCGAGTTCTTCCTCTTCTTTGTGAAGACCTTTCATTGCTTCAGCAGCACCTGCACCTTTATTTACAACATCCTTAACTTGCTTAAGGGTTGCGCCAGGTGTTTTGAGTTTTGCCGAATCATCATCTGGACGATAATTTGAGGGGTCAGGGCCACCTAGATCCTCCCAACCAGCAGTTTGACCTGGGGGAATATTTCCAGTTAAATGTGGCATCGGATCCGCCGCTTTAGCATTTGCATTAACAGCGGTTCTGGATTGCTTAGTGCCTACTTCCATTTCTTGTAAATCTCCACGAGACATTTGAACTCTCCGTTTA